CTTCAACTTTTGGTTCCCACGTGTTTAGCGTCGGCTGCATCTGATCAAAAGCAGGCATTGGAAACAACTGAAACTCGTCTCCCATAATTTTGGGAATGTGAAGACCAACCAAGTTATTTTCACCGCGGCTGCCGGCAATACGCGCATTTAGGCGATGTCTTCGAGTTCCCATCTGAAAGTCTAACGTACCTTTTGATCGGTTTACATTATTGTTCAAAAAGTCTTTGAGCAGCGGAGAAATTGTAAATTTCAAAATAACTTTGTCTAGAATAGGACTTAATTGACTGCTGTTAGGCGTAACCATAAGCTGCTCTGGGGTTTTTGGAAACTCAATCGCAGAATTTAAAACCTGATAAGTTATCAAATCTTCTAAAATCACAGAGTTGTGCACAACAATATTTTCACTGATATAGGTTTCATCGTGATATACGTGAACAGAGTATGTCAGCTGCATTCCGTGACGCTGCTTACTACTAATGGGCTCCCAGCAATACCAGTCACTCGATACCAAAGCGGGATCCTTTATGGATGCCGAAACTCCTGGAATTTTAAACTGGTTCCAAAAAACGTGAGCGGCGTTTTTATCGTAAGATTCTACAATCCATTGTGAATCATCTATGTCAAATATATGATGCTCGTCTGCGTGATCAGCAACCTTGTAGGAGCGCGTTTTTACACCAAAGTAAAGTAAGAGTTCCTGCCAATCCTGCACATATTTCCAATTGTGTAACTTGATAGCTACTCGATCAAGAGTTAAGTCGCCGTGCTGTGCGTACGCGGCCTCAAGAAACGTTTTTATGTTATCGGTGCACTGTGTCTTTAACCAGTCTAATTTAAAAACTCGCCGATAGTCTTTACCGTACGCTCCAAGCTCAATCTTGAGCTGATTCAGATAGTGACGCACTCCGCCAGCCTTCATACGCTCGATGTACACTTTACCTTCACTGTCTTTTCGATAGTTGAGGTACAGTGAGTTTGCTATCTCTTTAATCTCGGCATCTATTCTCTTGTAACGAGGGACAATGCCGCCTGCAGGCTTAAAGTAAATGCTACCTGCCGCTAAATAACCAAGTATGCGAAGTTCCGCCCAACTCAATGTGTTGCTTACACAGTGATCGGTTGGAAGCTTGTTCATAACCGCGACGAGATCGCCGACTTGAAGGTCAGCCATCAAGATAAACCCTTTCGGAGTCATTACCGGATGCACATCAGTCGCCTTTAGCATGTTGCCTGATTTTGTTGTGATGGAGTAGCATTTCTTCCAGCGGTCTTTGCGTACAAACGCGCGACGCTGTGTAAAATCACCGCTCACTGAATAACCATAGGTAACGAAGGAAGGTTTCTTGAGAAGCTCCGTAATTGTCTTATAGCCCTCATTTGTAAAAACCTTAGCGGAGGCTGGCTGGCATTTACCGATTGATCGGCCACCGGTGACCACTACGTGTCGTGTCTGGTCCGTCAATATTTCTTTTTGATAAGGGCGAAAGGTGAATTCTTCGGAAGGCCAGTTTGAACGGTTCATGTCACCGTTGTTTGTTGAGCGAAGAAATTCGTTCAACCATACTGGATCCTCCAAAACCTCAATTAACGCCAACTCTGCGTCGTCAATCTTCGCTTTCAGCATTTAGATTTTCCTCCTGATCCTCGTCTTCAAGAACGATATCATCCTCAATGTCGGAGCTGCTCGATCCAGAAGCTCTTGCACTCTTGACCGAATACTTATGTTTTTTCCTCCAGCCCGCATCCTTAATGTCGAAAAAGATGTCTTTCTCTTCGCGCTCTGCACTTACTGACTTGTTACACTGATTGCAATTTACTTTTAAATTAAAAGCACTGTGATCGTGCATAATAGAAAAGCGAGCAAGCAATATTTTACAAGAAGGGCAGTAAAGCCGAATAAGGCGTTTTTCTAAAAACTCTTGCGCTGTTTGCTTGAGGTGCACAATGTACTCGGCTACGGATTCGGATGAATTTTGATTTCTGGTTTTTCGGTCCAGTGCTAGCGCTCTCTCCAGTTGGAGATTACGCTCAATGATGTCCTTTAGGGAAGAACTAAGCCGCTGGATCATATCGATGTTGTCAACGGGATCATCCTGCGTGAGTTCCTGAAGTTTAGCCTGAATGCTCTCAACAATAATCTGATTATTAATGAGCATCTCCAAATTTGCTTTATCATTTGGAGACGAAAGCGTAGCAAGGTCATACTTGTCGGAATAATCCTTCAAAATCTCATCAAACCTTCGATTTCTTGCCATTCTTCCTCCAATTTGAGAGAGATAGCCCATTAAAGTACGGACTATCTCTCATCAATGTATCTAATAATTTGTCAGCGTATAGGGCACGCGCCGCCTTCGCAGTCAGTGCCAAGATCATCATCTACCTCTACATTCTCGTGTTTTTCGAGAAGTTCGATAATAGAACTGCCGGTCACTCCCGAAACTTCTGCAAGCCGTCGCTGATACTCAACCTCGTCAATTGCCTCGTAGGGCATCAACGGATAGGCAGTTGTAAACTTTGGAAGAAACGACACACCGATGTAATCCTCCCATTTACTAAGCAGCAAATCAATGACAGCGTCAACTTCTTCGGCACTAAACGTAACCGTAATGGAAGTGTTGTGATCTGTCCAGTACTCCTGCAAAATGAAGTAGCGGTTAAGCTGCTCGACAGCGCTTTCTTCTGCAGACGCCTTTTTAGCCGAAGTTTTAATTGGGAATTCGACAACCCAAGTTAGTGCAGATTGCAACGTCGCTTCTTTGTCTGCGTCACTCATAGCCGCAAAAACCTCAGGCATGCACGAGGTGGCTTCTGGGAAAATTGGATACCCTGACTCGCGCATAGCTTGCGCCAGTGGATCCTTTGAAGAGATACGCACACGTCGGACGTACAGAGGAGCGTACGAGGCGTGAGCACCGCTAGAGACGGTCGGCAGCTGAGCAATTGTGCCTGACGGCTTAACCGTTGTAACCAGAAGAGGCGTAGGGATTCGCAGACTGCTTGCGTATGCGTCGGCTGACTCATTGGCGACCATATTTAAAATTTCCAGCACGCCTCGCAGAGTGTGAAAATTCAATCGCGGTCGACCAGTACGATCTTTATAGATTGTGCGAATCGGGCTGCTTTCTTCGTCGGTGGTAGAAACACCCAAAGCATCAAACGCTTCGACGTATCCGGTCAAGCTTACGCCCGTCAGACGATCGCGCTGCTGTACTTTATTCCAGTGTGGGAGTTCAAGCTCGAGCGTGGCCATGCGAACGCCTAGACGCGTAGCCTGAGTCACTGCAGACTCGAGAGCGTCCAAGTCAAGAAATCCGCCGTACTGATCAAACTTTACAAAGTTGCGAACGTTAACTTCGCTAAGATTACAAACACCGTTATCAGCCAACAATATTTCAGCACATGGATTAGTGCCTGCGTACCAAGGACGACGTTTTGCCGCAGCCTCGGCATTAATGAAACCCGGCTCACCGTTATTCAAGATGCGACTGAACAGCTGTGTAAGCTGCTCTTTGGTTGGTTTCTCCGTGAAGTAAACAGAATTGTTACTCATTGATCGAAACCGCTTGTCTTCTTTGGCAGGATCTGACCAGAGATCAAGCTTAGCGTCGAGTACGGCAGTGTCATTAATATCGAACAAGGTGATCTCAGAGGAACGACGAACGCCGCCGACAACAACTGCCTCGCCAATCAGGTTCATGACATCCATTGCCTGCAGCGTGGACAGTGCGTCAGTACCTTCGTTCAAAACTTTGACAATCTTTTCATACATGTCACGCAGTGCTGTATGTCCACTGGCACGGCCGCCAAAAATCTTAAGTTGTTCGCCTGCGGGACGGACGCTGTCGTAGTTAACGATGATCTTTGTATATCCCTTAAAGAAGGCCTCAAATACGGCTTCTAAGCCCCATACCCAGCCTTCCTTGCTATCACCTATGCAAAGATGCATTACGGAGTCCTCAATGGTGTATTTTGAGAGTTCCTCACGGTCTGCTTTTCGTTTTGGCATGTATTCGGCATGCTCAATTGTTACGCCAGTGATTAACGGCGGGAATTGAACAACATCCTTAGGAAGTACGCGAAAACCTACGCCGGTTCCAAGCATCATTAAGTAGAACGCATCCAGAAATGCCTGGACGTCATCTACGATCATGAATGAACAGTTAAAGTTCGACAGCGGGTACTTTTTAGCGGCTTCAGTTCCACCAGTCCATAAAGTGCGACCTGCCGGAAATACGGAGAGATTGTACATTGCTTCGAAAAGCTCACGCGCCTCTACTTCCTGGTTCACTCGGTGAGTTATGGTATCTAAACCCATACTGTACTCGACTACGCGTGTAACAGTTTCCTTCCAAGTTTCGCGTCGTCGCTTGTTGGGCAAGTACCTACTGTAGGTACGCAGATAGACAAACTGACCGAGCAAGCTCGGCCATTGTGGATTGTCTTCAAATTTATTCAGGAACGATTTGCTAAGTAACATCACTTACTCCTATATTCTCATAATAATGAACGGTCGGGTCTGTAAACGCAAAGTCAGTCATAACACTCTTAACTGACTTCATATTATCGAGATAAGCTACGTAACTAACCATATTGTTACGTAGCTTATTCATGAACAACTGAGGGTCTTCCCCGTTAAACGGGATGCTCACAACGTAGGACTCAAGTCGATCGTCTTTGTTAGATGACACTACAAACCTAACAGAAAAAATCCCCTCCGACTCAGCCCAGTCAACAATGCGAAACCTCATCGATTATCGCCATCACCTTGAATAACTCCGCGGTCTACACGGGATGTTAGTTTTGCGACATTGTAGTGCGCCAATTCCTCAAGACTTAAACCAAGATCATCTAAGCAGCAGGTGACATACCAAAGTACATCGGAAAGTTCGTCAAATAACTTTCCAGCCTGCTCTTCAGAAATTTCTCCGTTATTATCGCGGAGAATCTTCTTTAACTTACCAGCAACCTCACCCGCTTCAGAAGCAAGGCCAAGAACTGGGTATAACAAGCGATAGTTTTCTGAATACCGCTTAGTAGACACCACAAACTCTTGATACTCAGACCAAGTTAAACTCTTATCCATCTACCCCTCCTAGATAATAACAAACATATGAACACTATATCATAT